TTAGCTACGGTCGTGGTGTAGGATACACATTTACAGAACATGACCTTGGTGAAGAAATACACAAGATCAGTGCTACACAAATTAGAGAACAGTTACGAGCAGAAGGCAAACTTTGAAGTCAAAACATATCAATGCCTACATGAAAACTGCACACGCATTTGCAGAGTGTAGTACTGCACGTAGACTACAAGTAGGTGCGATTATTGTTAAAGACAATAGGATTATTTCAATTGGCTATAATGGTATGCCTAGCGGGTGGGATAATAATTGTGAAATAGAGATTGAGAACGAACACCTAAAGAAATATCCTAACCCTCACCAGCATCATGTGATAGAGCTTAAAAGTCGTCCTGAAGTCCTTCACGCTGAAACAAATGCAATCGCTAAACTAGCACGTAGTCCTGAAAGTGGTGAAGGCGCAACTATGTTCATCACACATAGTCCTTGTTTAGACTGCGCTAAGTTAATTTATCAAGCAGGTGTAAGTAATGTTTACTATGACGAGCAATATCGCGATGACAGCGGTATTAAGTTTTTGACAAAATCTGGGATTCAAGTTCAGCTATTGCCTTAAGTTCCTCTTCGTAACTTGAGGTATTCTGTCTAATCTCCAATCGCTCATTTCTAGAAACTTGAGGGCACGGCATGCCTATGTTTGGCCTAGTCCAGCCAACTAATTTATCATTTACTTTTTCGAAACTGGATTCTAGTTCGGCCCAGGCTTTATCTAAAAAGCCTGTACTGTAAAATAAGTTATAGTTATATTCTAAAACTTCTGTCATATCCTGTAACATACTTTCTAAATCAAGCAATGACTTTTCGCATATAGTTTTTACAATGTTACTGACTGCATTCAATCGCTGTACAGGATCAGCAATGTTATCATAGTCCTCATTCCACCAACGATCAAATGTACGAAATCCATAACTCTTCAAGTACTCTAAATTCTTATAGCACCCAACAAGCACAAACGGCTGTTTGGCAACAATAGGTTTGAATATCTTTTCAGTGAGATGTGTGCGATCGTCCCAAAACATTGTTTCAGTTACCACGTGTAAAAAACTACTCATCAGTTCCGGCAACGGTCCTATACTTTGACTTCCGTTTGGAATATCTGCTTCGGAGCTATCTATACGCAACGGGCTAGGTAAACTATCTATCTTACTAGCCATGGTTTCTATATACGATCGACTTAATTTAAACTTTTTGTTATTGTTAACTAAAGCATCGCGGACTGTTTCGTTGTGTACTGGGCATGTGTGGCTATAACTTACATACCCTTGATCAATAACATTAGCCAATTCTGCTATTAGCAAACTTCTATAGGCACGCATACTGCCAGTGATTCTATTGAAACTGATAAATTTCTTTTGCAGTTTTCTTTTTGCAGGCGAGGTAATGCCCGTGTTATATCTATAACCTCTGTACCAATCGCTTGCACAAAACGCATGAAAGAAATAATTAACATCTATTGCATTATAACGTTGCAATATTTTTTCTTTTTCTTGACTGCGCCTTTCAGTACTGAGCAGAATCATTGGTCTGAACTCACCTTGTAAATCTCTATGGATATCGTGAATATAATTAAATAAAGGTGTGTTATAAAACAAGTCAAGAGGTTCTTGATCATAAATTACAACCATTGGTCCATTGTCGTTACCTCCTATTATTTCAACATTTTCTGGTTGAGTTGACCCAAAAGGATGTAGGTACATCAGGGAACATTCTGTTATAATACTTTTAGCTAAATTTAAGATGTTCTCATTATGACTATATATATTATACATGTTTGACGTTTTCTATTACGGGCCAAAGCCCAACTTGTTTGAATTTGAGAAACCTGCTAGTAGTCTAAAGGATGCGGCAGAGCAAAGTCGTACACGCCACTACTGGTATATTTATGGGGGCAATGATTACTCAAATTTTAATTTTAATTTTGTACCTGTTCCGTGGGAAGCAGATCATGTACATAGTTTTGGTACGCAATGGCAACGCACAGGCGGCGCATACTTGGCTAACCCACTTACAGCACACAACCAAGAATATAACTTTCACGACAGTGAAATAAAACGTCAACAAGATAAAACAAACTGGACTACACCTAAGGATGTTGACGACACAGAATTTGACTACAGTTGGCACCCAGATGAACTAGAACCAGATTACGAATACCATTTCCCCACACAGTGGCAACGTCAAGGTGGTCCTGTGTATCGCGGCTCTGCTGGCATAAAGTTTATGAGCAGTCAAAAAGTCAAAGCCAACAGCACACAAATATTCTACATGGACTTTATGAATCAACAAAGTAAAGACCAATTGGATAGTTTACGTGAACAGCACCCCACAATAAAAAGCACACGCTATGTGGATAATCATTTGAATGTGTTTAAACGCATCATAAACTTAGCAACAACAGAGTATGTGTGGATTGTTAGCAGTTTGTGTGACTACAGTGGGTTTGACTTTAGTTGGCATCCCGACGAAGCACAACGTGATATGATACATGTGTTTCCTAGTGGTAACAATCGTCGTGGTGATACATTTTACATACGTGTGGAAAGCATGCGACAGCAGTTGTACGAATTAGAACTGCTGGATTGGTTTAATGTTATTAACTATTGTGATGACCAAACTGTAAGATGGTTCTCGACGCCAACGGTATACTACGAACACGATAATCTAATAGAAGAAATTAAAAAACACGACTTTAAATTTCCTTACACACTGTTTACTAATCAAAAATACCTAAACATGAATTACCATTTTTGTTTGTGGCATGCCAAGGATCGTGTAGCCAAACGTGTTAGTCGAAGTGGCGCATCTACACTGGTACCCAAGGATGTTAAGGTAGACTTAAAAACGCAAATGTATGACTATCCGCACATAATGGACAGCAAAGGTGAATACCATGTGCTGGAACAAAATCTTGATATTGTGTACATCAGTAACGGTGAGCCAGACGAACGCAAGTATTACGATCACTTGGTACACTGCACGTCGGATGAACTGCGTTATGCATTTGATATTACTTCATCGGGTAACAGAATGACTGCAAGTCCTAGAGTAAAATGGGTACGTGGAGTTAATGGAAGAACAGCCGCATACCAAGAAGCGGCTAGGCAAAGTAGTACCCCATGGTTCTTTGCAGTGTTTGCTAAACTACAGGTTAATCCAGCATTTGATTTCAACTGGAGACCGGACTACTGGCAAGAGCCCAAACATTATATCTTTAACAGTGTTAATCCTGTAAATGGATTGGAGTACGGACACCAAGGCATGATTGCCTACAACAAACGTCTAGTATTGGAAAACAATGAGCCTGGCATTGATTTTACACTTAGCCAACCACATGAGTCAGTACCAATGCAGTCAGGTGTAGCACACTTTAATCAAAATCCTTGGATGACTTGGCGCACAGCATTCAGAGAAGTACTAAAACTTAGATTGTTTATGGATTCAGAACCTACACTAGAAACTGAGAATAGACTTAAAGTTTGGACCACAGTAGCACATGGAGATTTTGGTGAATGGAGCTTACGTGGAGCTAATGATGCGATTGCTTACTACAGCAATGTAAAAGGGTCTTATGATAAACTTATATTAAGTTTTGATTGGGCCTGGCTGAAAGAATACTACGAGAGCCTCTATAAAAGTCGTATATAGTGTCAACTATACGTTCTACCTCTACATCTGTAAGTTCAGGGTATATAGGTAGGCTTAAACAGTGTTTTGTGAACCTTTCTGTGCAATAATACTTGTTTAATGACGTCGTTAGGCCCATAGGTAAATCATATAGTCCTTGTGTATAGTGAATCTTAGTATCTATTTGGTTTTCCTGTATATGATCTATTAGTTCATGCCTGTCTAGTGTTTGAATAACAAACTTGCTCCATGCATGTTCTGTAAACTCAGTACTAGGTCGCGGGACAGAGATCTCATCTGGCATGTTTTCTATCCAAAAGTGTGCAATATCTGCTCTACGTTTTTGCCAGGAATCAAAGTGCTCTAGTTTAACCAACATCTGCGCACAATCAACTTCACTCATTTTGCTATTGGTCCCCCAATAGTTGTGATCACTGGCTTTACCGTTATCACGTAGATTAAGCACATGGTATGCAATGTCCGGGTCGTCTGTCAGCACCATACCACCTGATCCGTAGTTGTTAAAGTTCTTTGTAGGATCAAAACTCAGTACACTAACTGTACCCATTTTGCCACTTGGGACGTCTTTGTAACTGGCACCAAAGCTCTGTGCGGCATCTTCAATTACCTGTACATCCTGATTGAAAAATTCTGTGTGCATTCTAAAACGATCATAGTCCACAGTGTTGCCAAAAAGATTAACCAGCACAATTACATCAGTTGTATGATCAACACGACTGTTGTAACTGTCTAAATCTAAGATAGCATGATCGTCTACGTCGCAGAAATCTATAAAGTTGTTGTGTTGGTGTACAGCATTTAGTGTAGCAGGAAAACTTAGTGTGGGTAATAGTATATGACTGTTGCGACTATCTGTAACTGCTTTGGTAGCAAAGTATAAGCCTTGTGTTCCACTGCCTACTGCGACAGCATATCTACGTTTGCATCTGTGTGCTATCTCACTTTCAAACTTTTCTGTATAGTTGCCATCAAGCACTTGACCTGTGCGATACACTTGATCAGTAACATCTAACAGTTCATCTCTGAGGTCTTGGTACTGTCTTTTAATACCAAAGAAAGGAATATGGTCAGCCATATATTCGTTTACGCCAAAACTTACTGGACTGTAACCAGGTAAGATAACGTGTGAATCCTTGTTCTACACCTATCTCAGGATTGTATCCAAAGTCTTGTCTGGCACGTTCAATACTTAAACGGCCGCGACTAGGAAAGTTCATGTCTCTATCTAGAACCTTGATTGTACCTGAACCTGTAAGTTTGGTCATTAATTCTGCGGCTTCTAGTAGTGTTAGTGTATGTTCGTTACTGCGTGTTATGTTGTAAATCTTATTAGCGGAGTTAGTGCTGACTGCGGCTTGCGCAATACCCATTGCCGTATCGTCTACGTGCGTAAAGTCTAGTCGTTCGTCTGCTCCGCGGATCAGTAAATCACCCCCTTTAAGCGCGGTTATGGCAAACTTACTGGCTACACGATCATTGACATCACGTTCTCCGTAGACAGCACTTGGTCTTATTATAACATACTCTAGACCGTACTGTCTATGATAATCTTCCACTAATTTTTCGCCAGCGTATTTCATAATGGCATATTGTCCTTGCGGATCACACACCGCATCTTCGGTAACACCATCTTGGAAGTTACCATATACCATACTGCTACTGATGTAAACAAAACGTTTTACTTGATACCTTACTGCTGACTCTAACAAGTGTAACAATCCAGTCATCATGGTTTTACTGGCTTCAACAGGATTGTCATTAACTACTTTTTGTCTTGGGAAACTTGCCAAATGTATTATGCAGTCTTGTCCTTGGAACGCTACCATATTGGCTGTGTAAGGACTAACAATATCACTATGCCAACTGTAGTTTCCAGATTCAGTTTCTCTTGCTTCTTTGAGATAATCCAATTCATCTTTGGGAATAAAACCGTAGTCGGTATGCGAGTCTACACCTTTTACTGCGTGTCCTTGTTCAGCAAGAATACGATATACATTATGTCCTATAAAGCCACAACTACCTGTTATTGATATCTTCTTTTTCTGCATATTTTAATAAGAAATAAGTTTCTGCTTCAGGAGATGTAAACTCTCCGTATACCATTATCTTGTAACCAAAATGATTTGGGTCTGGCTGACAATAGAACACACGGTCCAATACATTTTCTTCAACCCATTTGCCTTTTTCTGTGTGTGCAAACTCACCCAAAGGGAAAGCCGCCATCAAGTACGGATCTTCAACATCTCCCATGTGCAACGAGTGTATCAGTTTGTGATTAGGATTGTCTCTCACTTACACTGCCATATCGGCTCTAATGGATGGGTGACAGTTGTAGTTTTCTAACGCTATGTCATCCATGGTGAAGTCTTCTATTTGTTCGATGTCTGGATTCAGTTTTAATACAGGTGACTCAAAAGGATCACGTTTCAACTGTTCGTGTACTTGGTCAACATGGTCCGAGTAGATGTGTGCGTCACCTAGTGTATGCACAAAGTCGCCTGGTTTTAGATCACACACTTGTGCAATCATGCAGGTTAGTAAACTGTAACTGGCAATATTAAATGGCACGCCCAAAAACATGTCACAACTGCGCTGATACATTTGGCAACTAAGTTCTCCATCTGCAACATAAAATTGTGCAAACGCATGACATGGAGGTAGTGCCATTTGATCTAACTCACCTGGATTCCATGCACTTAGTATATGCCTTCTACTGGTTGGATCCTGCTTGATACCTTGAATAAGATTTGCCAGTTGATCCACTGAGTTTTTTGCTTGAGTGTATTCAATACCTTTGAAGTTTTTCTTTACTAGACTAACTGGTGTGCGCCAGTCTCTCCATTGTACACCATATACTCGTCCAAGGTCACCGTCAAACTTTGCTTTGGGTTGCCAGTAGTCTGCTTCTGCATTGGCAGTCCAGATGGTTTTCTTATCTGTGTCACGTGTACCATGCAGTATCTCTGCTAGTCTACGTTCGTCATTACTGCCTTCGATAAACCACAACAGTTCCGACACAACACTTCGCCATGCTAGTTTCTTTGTGGTTACTGCTGGGAAACGCTCACGTAAATTGTAGCGTTGTTGCATGCCAAACACACTTATGGTTCCTGTGCCTGTGCGATCTTTTTTTCTGACGCCTTGCTCGAGTACTTGTTCTAGTGCGTTTAAGTATGTTTTCATCTAATTAGAATTAATGTTTTTGTATGTACAAAAGTTTAGCATACCTGACTTGCTAGGTCTACAACTTCTAAATGCCATTTTTTCCAAAAATCTGTTCATACTCAGATTAACTTCGGTATAGAAACCTGCACCTTTACGATGTGTAACATAAGCCCAATCGATTATATCCAAGCAGTCCATTATGATACTAGGACCTCCGAGGATAAAGATCTTTTTGTCTGGGGTTGATTTACTCATCTCTACTAAACGTTGTTTGTAGTTGATATGAAAACGTTTTACTGTGCTGTATTTGCTAGGGAGAGGCTTAGAACTGATAACACAATTCTCACGGTCGGGTAATGGCTTGGGCATCTTGGGATCGTCCCAGGTGTTACGACCCATTACTACTGTGTGCCCTAAGGTATGCTCGCGGAACCATGCCATATCTTCTGGATCATGATCCCACGGCAAACTGCCTTTATGACCAAACCCACCTAGTTGATCGATACTAAAAATTGTGTATATCATAGGTCTTTGAGAATCTTGTCTGTGATAGGTTGTACAGCCTTGGATAGTTCCGGAACACTAATGTAAAAGTCTACGTCTTGTATGATGTCGTCCATTTCATCTAATCGTCGTTGTATTTCAGACTCTAGGTCATGAGGATCTTCACCTTCTCTGAGTAAATCTCTTACATAGATATTTACACTGGTTCCATCCTTAAGGTTAACGCTTATACTGTCAAGTACTTGGATAGGTACTTCGTCTTTTGTTGTACCGCTAAGGATGGTTTCCCACTGCTCTTTTTTACTTACTTTAAGCCGTTTGCTTCTTCTTCGCTTTGGCTGTTGTTTTTGTTCCGCCACGTTTTGCCCCTTTACCTGCTTCTGCTTTTAATCTCTTTGCTTCTGCAAGCATACTCTTTGCATCTGCTTCCATTCTTTGTGCTTGAGATAACTTGTCTGCATTGATATCATCATCAGTAAGTGCGCCCGCAATTAATGCTTCTGCACTGGTGTTACCTTGAGCTTCACGTGATCTAGTTTCACCTACTTCGATTGCTTGAGCTTTTCGCGGAGCACCGCTCATGCCCTTGCTACTTTCAATCTCTTGTAGTCTGTTAACTGCGTCCTGACCTTTAGCCATTTCATCAAGCAGGTCGTTTAGTTCGTCTAAACGCACACTTGAGTTACTAGTAGGTGTAACAAGAATTTGGTTAGTAGGAACCTTCTTTAAGAACCCTTGTGTATGCAATGTGTGCAAACAGTTGGTACCATCACCCATTGTGGTTCTAAACAATACTTCGTTTAGTTCTGTGGTATTTTGTCCTGGTGCGCTTTCTAATGCGGCCATTACTTCATCATGCACTAATCTTGGCAACAGGTCACTGTAAACTACAAGTGCCATGTGAGCCAGATCTGGTATTCTTCTAAAAACAATAACACATTTCTTGTCATTATGTTTGCCGACATGTTTAATCATTTATTTTCTCCTTGGATATTAATCCGTTTCTCCGCCTTCTGATTCAACTGGTTGTGGTGTTGCAGGTTCTGCTGGTGCAGTTGGTTGAATAGCACCTGACTCTGTTAAGAATTGAACAAGTTTATTATACACTGTTCCGACCTCTGTCATTTCTTCTGCACGGATAGCACCACGCTCCGTAGTTGCTCTAATCAAGTTCATCATCAATACTAAGTCTTGCAATGATAGACTCACACCTTGTGATTGCTCTGGTGCTTCTGTTGGTGTTTCTTCTGCCATGTTTTCCTCCAAATTAATTTGTTAATATATTTAACTGCATAGTAAAAACCAAAAATTTTTTATAGGTGATTAGGTTTACTTATTTGGTCTTTACACATAGCAAACATGGTTGCTTCACTGGGCGATTCAAAAGCGCCACACGCATACATGTGTATTCCTGCTTTCCAGTCTTTAACTAAGGCGCCGCGGGGTATAACATTTTCCATAGTAAGGGTATTGTCGTTAGTGTAGATATCACCGAACCAAAAACGACCTTCTAGGTTTTCCCAAATCCAGTCTGTGAATTCTTTGTGTGTTTGATGCACATAAAGGTCAAATGTTACTTGGGTAAAGTGTGGCGGACAGGTTCCTTCAATCTGTCTGGTACCATGTATATTTAATGGATTAGGTTCGCCATTACGTAACATCTTTTGACTCTGCCTTGCCGCCTGTGATAATTTTAAACTTGTGATCACCAGCACCAATACTGCTGTCTGGTCGTACCAGTTTATCCTCTAGTATATCTTGCGCCTGTGTTACAAAAGTACTCAGCATGTCTGTATTGCTAGTAGCCTGTGCTATTTCACATGCACGAGCCATGTCATCTAGTGCATCCTGCATCTTAAGTAAACGCTCTTCAAGTTCGTATATGATGATCTTGACTTTTTTGGTTGCTTTTAGTGTTTTAAAATCTGTTAGTTCCACGTTTACTCCTTAGAAATTAATTAATGCTACACTCTGTTCATGAGTATAAACTATTTTCCAGCCTTGGTCAACAAGATATGGTACAGCAGTACCGCCTTTGCCTGTCCAAGTGTCGCCACGTTTAAATGTGTCATCTAGTTGTATTACACAACGATCCTGTGCGTTTAAATTACACATTTGAGCCTGTAATAGATGCGCCTGTTGACTGTTGGTATTGTTCATGTCAACGCCTAGTTCTTGGTAACGTTTTATTTGTCCTTCTACCCACCAAGGCAAGTTGTTGGGATCATATATGTAATCAAAGTTGTCAAGATAAGCATAACAGATCTTTTCATTCAAGTGTTTGCGCAAAAACTCTTCACCTGTTAAACAGTATGCGTGGCAGTTGGGTATACGGTCACTGTACTGCTTCATTACCTTGTATGCTTCAGAGTCGAAGTCTACTGAATAGTGTGTGAACTGCTTACACCCGACCACAAGACCAGCAAAGAAGTCGGTTGACCCTTCTCCCCTGCCTGCTCCTATTTCTACTATTGCGCCTTCCAGTTGATCAATGTATTTGAGTATAAACTGGTGTGCCCTGGCCCCCATTAAGCCGCTTTCTTTTGCTGTTCTTTTTCGTAATGAGCCCAAATACCAAATGGTGGTTCACATGTTTCGTTGCCTTTGATAACCCAAACAGTTTCGCAGTAGTTTTCATCACCCCACGAACCAAATGGATAGCCATCTGTGAACATTATGAAACGTTTGGGTTCGATACCTTCTTCCTTCATGTAGTCCCAGTTGCATTCAAAGTCAGTACCGCCACCGCCTGCTAGATCATAGTCTAGTATGTCTTCGATGTTGTCTGACGTGTATGTTTTAGCATTGTACACAGCAGTATCAAAGCACCATATGGTAATACGGTATTCTTCAAACGATTCCATAATGCTTTTTACTTCACTTAGGAATGCTTTAGAATCTTCGTCTAGGATACTACCAGACTGATCAAGTGCAATACACACATCAATCATTTCACCTGGCTTCATGCCTGGAAGTATACCATCAAAGTGCCAACCACGTCTGTTAACACGTGCAAAACTGTAGTCGTCTTTGTATACAGATTGGATCTGTTGACTGATCAGTTCACGCCAGTCAATAACAGGAGCAGTTAAATCTTTAATAAGACGCTTTACACCTGATGGTAAGTTACCTGACCCTGCGGACTGTGCGGCTGACAGTACTGCTCCACGGATTTCATCTTTGATCTGTTTGGCTTCTTCTGCACTGATCTTAGGACGACCTTTGCCATCCTTGTCCTCATCACCTGCACCACCACCTTCACCTTCTTCTTCAAGGTGCTCATCCAACAACTGTTCTGCAAGACTGTCTATGTCAATCTTGTCAGCATTGTCAAACAGGTAATCATACACTTCTTCGTATGCCCAGCCTCTGAACTTTGAATCATACAAGATTGGAACAACGTTGATCTTTTCACCAATGCCTTGGTCAATAAGGTCTTGGTTGACACAATAGTCTGCGGCAATATTGCTGAGTCTACCGTCACGATCCCCCTTGCGGCCTAAATGGTCATACACCACATGCAACACTTCATGTCCTGCTAAAAACTCACACTGCCTTAATGGTAACTTGTCAATAAACTCGGAGTTGTAGTAGAATTTTTTACCATCTGTTGCGGCAGTAGGACACCATGCATCAGCATTTACCAACTCAAGCCTTGAAGTCAATTGTCCAAAGAAAGGTGCCTTGAGCAACAGTCCAATACGTGCAGTAACTATCTTTTCTCTTGCTCTTGCATCAATTGCAGGATCAGTAACAGTTACTACACTGTCCTGCTTATCAATTACTGTTGAATCACTCATATTCGCTCCTTTTAAATTACTTATTGGAACTTGCCGCGGCAATCACATACTTGCCATACTTTTTGTGAAACTCATCAAAGCTGGGCATCTTGCCTGGTACCATTGGAAGGTTATATGTAGTAAGAGCAACACGAGCACCCATAACACATACCTCTGTGGTAAAGTTCTCCATCATAAATTTCAAGAAGTTATCAGCCTGTTTGTGAAAGTCTGGGAGACTGCTTTTCTCTGGATTCTTTTCTAAGAAATCCTGCAACTCATAACACATACTAGTTGTGAGTGCATACATAGCACTGATCTCTTTGGATTCCATCTTTGTGGTCTTGCCACTTAGGATATCTTCAGGCTTAGGTAACGACCCAGCAATCTTGCGGTGTGCCATAAACTTGCCACTGACACCTTCGCCAACACTACCACAAACCAAATCACTAAGTTCGCTGTCAGTAATATCTGCATCTTTGCAGAAGTCTGACACAAATACCCATGACCGCGGAGTAGCAAATGAGCGACTCGACGAACGTGGATCAAAGTCAAACAGGTCTTGTTTAGCAAAACTCAAGTAACCAACAACGTCCTGGTGTACTTTGTTTTTAACTGCCCAAGTTTCCCAAGTTTGAAAATCAGCTTTAACCTCTAAGTGAACGAAGCGGTTGGCCAGCGGTGTCGGCATACGATATGTAACACCTTTGTCGCTGTCGCGGTTACCAGCGGCTACAATAACCACGTTCTCAGGAAGAGAGTATTTACCAACACGCCTGTTCAGGATAAGCTGATAAGCCGCCGCTTGTACCGCTGGAGTAGCGGAATTCATTTCGTCTAAGAACAAGACGATAACGGGGTATTCTTCGGCTAGTTCTGCATCCGGTAATTCAATTGGTGGAGCCCAATCCATTTTCCCAGCTTCTTTGTTGAAGAACGGAATACCTCTGATATCAGTTGGGTCCATTTGACCAAGTCTTAGATCAATCATGTAACCATTTAGATTATCTGTAATTTGGGAGATAATATCACTTTTGCCTACTCCCGGAGGCCCCCATAAAAACACAGGTCTTTTAAGATTAAAGCACCGCTGAATCCTAACACGGCCTTCTTCTACATTTACTGTTCTTGTTTCTGATACTGCCATTTGTGCTCTCCTTTATCAACTTATCAAATACTATTATAGGCTCTTTCTGGCCAAATGTCAATCAGTTTATTTGGCGTTGTAAGTTGTTAATTATAAAGAAAGATTATCTAAGTATTGTTGCAGATTGTCAGCATGGAGTTTTAGCATCACAGTTTCATCCTCGCCTGTAAGCCAAACAGTTTGTAAATTTTCTATGTAGTAACAACAGGTTAGCAGACGACTCATTTGTATGAGTGTGCGATTTTTGAGTTTTTCTGGAAGTTTCACTTGATATAACGGAAACTCTACGCCTCTCAAGTACTTGAAGCCTTGTTTGCTTAGGCGTAATTTATTTTGGTCGGTATGGTTCCAAAACCATTTACGTAGCCATTGGTCTAGGTTGGAGTACTTACCTCCACCCTTTTCTAAGAAGAGTTTTGCGTAATCTAATTGACTAAGGGAAGATTTGCTCACCTTGCTTCATGAATACCACTGTAAACTTATCTGTTTTAAACAGACTATTGAGTTTTTTGCAAAGGTTAATCGCATGCCCGCTGTTACTAAAACTTACCTTTTTGTACTTGGGTCCAGGGTAATGTAATAGTATGTTATGAGTCTTTAGATTGATCGGACGGTCATCATAAAAAACTGCCCAAATCCCATCACTACTAAGGACTTGGTCGCTTTTATAATTTGTCTTGTTAACATGCTCTAACAAGACCGTCGGCTTTGGTCTGGACATCTCTATTTCCTTGAGTATAGTATTTATGACTAAAAAGTGGGTATATTATCATTAAAAACCACCTCCGTCTACACTAATTGAATTTACAGGCTCAGACACACTTGTTTCTTGTGTCTCAGCCAGATTAGCTAACAGCACATAGATATCACTGTGCAAATTACGTGCTTCTTCTGCTGTTAGTGCTAATTGTTTACTACCAGTCTGGTTCATTAGTTTTACTTTGTCGTTGAACTTTTTAATTGCTAGACTGATCTTTTCCATATTATTGTTGCTCCTCTTCTGGAGTTAAATTTTGATAATATTGATTAAACAACCAAAAATTACCACCATAACCTAAGATGCATGCGGCTTCCATGTTCATTTCTAGTGCCATCCATGAATTCAATTTATCGTTAATTATGATTACAATTGTGTTGTCTGGGTAATTGTCTTTGATGTTTGCGCCTTGCCAAAAAACTTCGTAGCCTTGCTCTTCTGCCATTGTTAACGTACTCTGACTGTCGTAGCATGCTACTGGCTTACTTCTCAATACAGATACTTCTCCTTCGGGATCGATCAACTCTTGTGCGAATATTTCTGCACCGATTGTAATTGCCCCTGTTGTAACTACGCCTAGGATAAATCCTTGTATAAATCTTTTGATCATAATTGTTTCAACTTTTCTAACATTTGCTGTTCTGATTTAAATGGGCCATGATATTCATATCTTTTAATCACTATAGTTTTGGGACAAAATACTTTTGACCATTTGTTATTGGACTTAATTAAGTACCATCCTGCGCAATAATGACTTCGACTTTTTGGTAATTTAGTATAGATAGCAACTTTGTGTTTTATATCATAAACTTCATTATATGTTCGACTGGTAGCAGGAAAACCATAAACTTCTTTTTGATTTTTTTTGGCATCTGATTGATCGTTGGGTGCAAACTGTATGTTGTATTTGGACTTTATATTTTTTACGTTAGCGTATGTTTCTCTCTGGTCGTCGTGTACATAAACAAAGCCGCCATTTTCTACTGCCTGTATAGTAGCAACCTGGTTACCAGATTGTTCTACTACCCAATATTTGTTCTTGATTATGGTTTTTGCTACTAGGTCATTCATGCTGTTAGTTCTTCCTGGATATACCTGTTAAGTTCGTGATCCCCTACATCCTCTGGTATTTCATTTTTATAGAATAGTCTATAACTGTCACTTCCATACTTGCCAATGCCATACAATTCTGTAGCATCTTCTCCGTCCCAGTTTTCAAACTGCTCACTCATGCGACACAGTCTTTTTAACCGTACATGTTTCATTCCAAGTGGTTCAATTACTTGTTCAATCTCTTGCGGTAGTGCCTGCAACAATTTATCATGCGTGGGCCACTTAGCAAAAAACTCAGGTAGTACACGTTTAACCTGTTTGCGATTCGTACAGTTTAAACATATAACACCAACCATGTGTTGCCACACGTTGTCTACTTGCTGTTGGACCATTCGTTCATCAATCATTCTGGATTGCCTGCTCCTAAAAACTCTGCATACTGCTGGCTGTGTTCACTTAATCTGTTAAGATCATACTTGCCACAAAACTTCAAAAACTGTGCGCCCACCATTGGTCTCTTTCTACTTACTTTACCTTCTGCAATAGTGGTTGCAATTTGTTGCTTTACTTCATCTGGTTGTGCAGTAAGGTCGACCAATACCTTGTTACGTTCATAATCATCCAACACTCTGTGTTCTTCACCGTTATGGTCAGTCCAACGTTGTAACATCAAGTTGTTCCAATTAAAACCTTTTGCATTTCTGTCAGCATAGGCTTCAAGCAATCCAACTTTGTTCTTGCTACCTTTCTTGCGTACACCTGGGTATGCTGAAAATACATTGTCTGTCGAATCTCCACGCATACATTTTTCAAACAAGATCCACTCTGGGTCGGGTATTTGCTTGGGCTCTTTGGTCTTTTTGTCTAGCACCAACTTGCCTCTTTTATCAAATATACCTTCCAGTGTGTGCAATTCATCAGACACACCGTTGTACTGCTTTACATTGCTTGACAACAGTTGATAAAAATCAGTGTCACTGCTGATAATAACATGTTCGTCATCTGGGTGTGCTTGTACCCATCCAGCAATCAAATCATCTGCTTCCAAATTACCATGGCGCATCACAGTACAATTTGTTTTTTCGTCTAGGAAAGTTTTTAGTGAATCAAATGCTTCCCAAAACAATGCGTCTTCTTCTGCTTGTGCTTCTGTTAGTGCTTGTCTTGCAACCGTACGGTTTTTCTTATAAGGTTCATAAAAGTCTTTGCGCCAACTACGCCCCTCTAAACAGAATACAACATGGTCTGCTTTATGGTCACGCCACGCCTTGTTTACACTAGATAGTGTAACGTGTACAGCAAAGCCTAGTTTATCCCAGGTGTCTGCTTGACGATGTGCGCTGTGTCGGGCACGAAAGAATGTGTTTGCTGTGTCTACAATAAGATATTTCATTTAATAATAGTAGCATATTATAACAACTTGGTCAAGTGCGGCATCAAGTATTCTGCCCATTTGCGGTGTCCTTCAGCTCTATAGTGATAACTGGGAAGTGCTGTAAGTCCTTGATCCTTTAGGTAATTGTAATACGTCATGTCTGGGTTGTATGGTTCAATAAAACAATCTTCCCAATCTTCCATAGATATATTGTGAAAATTACTATAACTGTTGAAAAACAGGTGTGGTATTTCCTGTTCTTGCAGTTCTTTGTGAAACTGCCAAATCTTGTCATGCTCCTGTTGTTTGCATTTTTCCCAATCTATTCTGCTAACATAAAACTTGTACTTTTCTTTAACTAGTTCTGGCCAGTCGTCGCCGACCCCACCTGCACTGACTTGCCAATACACACCATGGTGCAACCATTCTTGTCTTTCGTGAGTGCTCCAGCCTATAATGATAGCATCTGGTTTGCCTCCTGCGATGTACTCCCTAGTGGTACGTAGTATACGATCGTTACTACTGGCGGCTTCTGCATCACAGTGTAGTATAGCAAACAATTCATTTGCTATCAAACACCCATAACTGGCTTTTTCATTCTCGGGATGGGGAATACGACCAAGATTATAGTAAAAAGGATCATCTTCAGCAAAACAATAATTGTTAACTGCTTCGGCTCCAGCACTATGGCTATCACCGTTTACATACAGTATCATGAAACTTCCGTTCTACCGTTTCCTAAATCATTTTCATTCATTTGTCTAGCACGGCCATCTGCTTGATCCTGATTTGCTTCCCATTGCTCGTAGTTTTCTGCTAGTACATTCTTGCACACTGCTTGGAACCAACGATCAACTATAACAGCATCAGTGTCTTCTTTTTTCTGTTGGTAACCTGCCTTGACTAACTTGGCCACAAAGTGATCGTTCCAGTCTAATTCAAATGCGCCATTACCTGGATCATCTGGATCAACTTCAACAGTCAAAACATTTACCCACGGTTCTTTGTTTTCTGTTGCTATTTCCTTATCAGTCTTTTTAGCCTTGGGTGCTTCTTTCTTCTTTTCTGGCTTTTTCTTCTTGAACATATCAAACATTAATGTCTCCCAGTAAATTGATCTATTTCTTGTTTCCATTGCGGATAAAATTTGCCGTCGTATTCTGGACTACGCCTAGCATTATCTAATGTACTTGTTGGCTTGGCTAGGTGTAGTTTGTTTGCTAAACTACATGCCGACCATGTACATTTAGGATCTAACTGTTTATTGCAAATAACACAAATCTTATTCATCTCTTTCCTGTTAACTTCCATACTAAAAATGCATCCGTTGAAACCCAATAGGTTTCGCTTCTTGCTTCGGGACCTCTATAGTTGTAAATATAGGCTTCGCCCTTGTATGCTTTTTTTAAAAATATCCATTTCTTGCTGATAAAACAGCGTCTAGGGCACACGCAAAAAGTTAAAGTCCAATCTTTAACCAAACCGAATCCAATATCTTCCCCGAGGTGCTGAAACAAAGGCAAAGGTGGGGGCAACGGCAATTAAGTACCCCATTCGTTCTTGAACAATGGAACCTGTAGTCGGTCACTGTAACGTAAACCATTTCGCATAGCCAAATCAGCTACTGCTTTATTATTTAACCTATATGTTCCTTCGTCTCCGCCTACAGGCATAAAGTACACAGGCCCATCGAATCCTGCGAGTCTGTATTCTTTTACTGCGTCTAGTGCTTCTTCTGCATCCTGCTCGTTTTCGATAACAAACTTCAAGTAAGTGTAACCAAAGTGACTGTACTCTGCTACAACATCAGGACATATAGCATCTTCCTTCTTTTCACCTGAACAACTTAGTTTAGCACTTACACTAAAAGTTAACGCACTAGAACTTCTGCGACTGGTCCAATCTAATAGGAAAAACTTGAAGTCTTCGTGCAATGGTTGCGTACCATTTGTTTCTATTGTTATTTCTTTTAGTTTCTGCATCCTAGGCTGATTCAACAAGTCAGGATACTCACGTTGCCAACCTAACAGTGGTTCACCACCTGTAATAACCAAGTGCTCTTCACGCCACTCTTTAAACGGCAGTGTATCCACGATCATATCTGACAACTCGTCGTTTTCGTATGTAGGACTCAAGTGTCTAAACTTTGGGTGCCAACTGGCATAACTGTCGCAACCTGTTGTAACCAACGGCAAGTCGCCGTATGTTTTGTATTTAAATTTATCGTTTAGCTCAATAATAGCGTCCACTTCTGTTGTCTTTTTGCCCCTGGGCATACCAAAGCCTGCACATTGGAAGTTGCAACCAAATGTACGCAAGAACACACTGGGCACACCCATGTAGCGTCCTTCACCTTGTACTGAGTAAAACAGTTCGCTTATTTTAAGTTTCATTAATGACTTCTCTTTCCATCAAATATACAATTGAATATCAAGTTCATATCGCCTGAGTTGATTACCTTGTGAAACGCACCATCTGGTATCAGCACATAATCACCTTGGCTAACAGGAAATGGTTCACTGTCTTCGTTGCCAACAATCATGTGTCCACGTCCTTGCACAAACACATATACTTCCTCTTGCCCTGGATGTCTGTGTCCAGTAGTACTTTGATCTCTATACAACGTTGTAGAACTTAACACAAGATTATTTAGAGTTTTATTATCCTTAACCAAATAAACTTCGTTATCTTTTACTACGTCACCGCCTATGTCATGCCAGCTGTATTTTAGCATCATGCAAACAGGTCCTCGTTCCATTCTCTGTGACCTTCACGCCAAGCCATGTTGCTTTGTGTTTCACGTACTTCTACTCTGTAACACCAAAGTCTATCTGCTTCTGCTTGGCCCCACATGTCTGGTATATACACACCATTAACATATTTGTACAGTTGGTCTGCTAGTCCTTCACAACCAAGTCTTGGCAGTATGGTTATTTTAGCCATCTTCTTTGCTTGCAGTTGCTTGTACATTTCCAGTTCTGGATCATCTTCAGCAACCAATAGTGTATGATCAAACTGATCTTGTAGTACACTTTTTAGTTCTTTTAGTCCACCATAATCTGCTACCCAGTTTCTAACATCTAAGTCATCCGTTCCAAAAAAGAAACGCATACTAAATGCATAACCATGTATTAGATTGCAGTGACTGTCAGCCTTCCATTGTCTGTATGCACAGGGAAACTGATCAACATATTCTTTTGTACTCACGTACTCGTAGGTTCTTGCTTGATTCATTGTTTTATCCTATATTAAAAGTTATTATAACATAGGCTTGCAGAATTTGTATACCGGGTTGAATGCCAGAAAAGGCCGGTTGCAACTATTTATTGAAGTTAATATATACACTTTGTCTTAGGAAATGTAGTGGTACCCAAAACTTCATACCATGCATAATTTCTGTACTGTTTAACAAATAAAATGCTTTGTTGTACTCTGGTATACTGTATATGAACTGCCGTGCATCTTCGCTCCAAAATTGTGTACCTGTAAATGGATCTGCGGTTATTGCAACAATAATAACATTGCTAACAGTATTAGTATCGTCTGTGTGCAGATTGTTTTCATAATATGAATAATCTTGCCAACATGAACAAGATGATATACGAGCCTTTCTTCCAAAATACGTGCGCAGTTTATCTGTAATCAGGTTACGAATATTTGTCGGCAAGATAACTTCTTGTACTTCTCTTTTGGTTTCACCACTGGTGTTAAATTTTTTACACAGAACCTCTGAAATAGCTTGATACTGTGTGCTCGAAGGAGTGAACGAATTAAATACTTGAGTAAAATAACCCAAGGTTTCGTTATTAAAAAATTGTTTTATTTCTCCACTATGTGGGCTAAGTTCCATCTATTTGTTAAACACGAATGAGCTTGATTTGCTGTGCTGTTCCCACCAAACCTCCCACGGAAACTCAACCCACACATCTTCGACACTTTTATCTATTACTCGACCGCAGAAGTCAATGTTGTAAGAGAACTTGCTTGATTTATTATCAACCAACATGGCAAATTTTACACTGGTATTGAACAAGTAACGCCATTGCCTTGGATTGGGAAAACTTGTTTCCCAGTCACGACAGATATAATTTAGTGTTGCACCAGTATCATTTATGTCGTCTACTACCAATATGTGCTTGCCAGTATATGCCAAATCTGCTAAATGATGTTTGCTTTCATTTTCTTCGCCTGGTTTAAGATCACGCAGTTTTACCTTGAGTGTTTCTAACGGAACATCAAAATACTGACTTATCATGTTGGCTGGAACCAAGCCACCGCGTGTAAGTCCCACGACAACATCTGGGCGCCACAAGGTTTGATCCATTTGTGCGCACATACTATGAGCGTAATTTTCTATATCAGTGTTGGTTAATCTTTGCTTCAACATGCGACTATTATAACATCATGTGTTTGATAAATCAAGAAAATAATTCCACTAAACTAAGCACACATACTATAATTGCGCCAATGGTAACAATCCAATTAACTGTATCTTCAACTGTCGGTTTCACGACTTCCCCCGAACTTTTCAATGCAGGTCCACCATTTTTCTTCAATCCATGCATCTCGTTTTTCTTTTGTGTTGATCAATTCAATTTCGTTTAATATTTCGATTGCGTACTCACGAGGGAAACCCTCCTTCTCAGGTGGAAATGTATTCAACACTCCGTTGTATCCAACTTGACGATAAAGTTTATGTAATCCATCAAACCTCTTTATCTGTTCGTAACAAACGGCTCTCCTGCTGTGTTTATCGTAACCAGACTGGGTCTTTATAAAATTTTCATCCTGGAGATGTGATTCTTGTAACGCACCGTATGCTGTTAAGCATTCTTGAAGCAAACCATCTGCAATTACCTCAGGGTTAGGATTCTCCGCCCATTCATTAACCACTCTTACAACCAACGAGCGGCCCCACTCTTCTGCTTTTTGTTGTTCTTCTAGTGTTTGCGCATTCGGGAACGAAAAGTTTATGCTGGTTGGGTCCAGCCCTTGGGCAATTTGTCTCCCAATATCCAAAGCCAAATAAGCTGTTGCTTTGCAGTATCCAACTGGATCGCTTTCTTGGGCTTGTGCTACTAATGTTGTTGATGCCAACAACATTGCTAATATCCACTTCATGTGGTTCTCCTGATTATTTTTACGTTTGTGTCACACCTCCTACTACTCTACTAATATGTATTTACTCATTTAAAATGCTAAATTCAGTTTTACTTGTGCTTGGTAGAATCCTAGTGTGTTGTTGTAGGCACCTAATGTATAGTTTATGTTGCGGAAACTGTTGGTGTAATTTACACTTGAATATGTGGCAAACTGATTGTGTATATCAAAGTTGAATGTATCGTAGTGTACAACGCCTTGTGAATCAATTGTGCTAGGTAAACGCACATCTATATCGCCTTTGACCACATAAGGCATACTACCCACTGCTAGTCTTAAACCTTCATTTCTCCAGCTGATTTCGCCCCAAACACTGTCTATTGGGGTCACATTTGTTACTAAACCACTATCAAAGTTGGTAGTTGTGTGCATGTTACCCATGTTAAACATAAACTTGTCTTTTACATGTGTAACCACAGTTTCTATTGTTTCAGAACTGTTTATAGTACCCCACATACCACTCATGTGGAACCAAGGGTTGCGATCTGCTAGTGTGGTATACTGTCCTTGCAAGTACCATCCTTTAGCAAGTTTGATATCTCTCAGTCCCATGGTGAAGTTACCAGACTCATCAGTTGGGCTGTAGTTCAACATGCCCTCGCTGTACACATGATCAAAGTTATAGTCCATTCTGGTTATGCTGTCTGTTAGTGCTACATCGTACCAATTGTTTTGTATGTCTGGAGTGTGCATACTGTTGATGTTGATGTCGAATCCTCTTCCAGCACTATCCACTGCTGTAACGTTATCAAAACTGCCAAAGTTTACACCAGCGATCTCACCGTTGATGGCCCGTGTACCTTCACGTCCGTCTAGTGGCATACGCAGTTCGCCTATAGGCAACAGTGCTTGATCTATATCAATTACACCTAGTCCGTGTACGTCGGGATCAAATCCTGCAAAGTCTGTAAACGCTGTACCTGCTAGTATTTGTGCGGCAACTTCATCTGTGACATATGGCCACACTTGCTGTATCAGTGCAATGCTGGCCTGTGCTGTAGTACCACCTGCATCGCCTAGTCTACTGGTATATACTGCATTGCTTCCGTCTGTTAGTGTTACAGCAGTAACCAACAGTTTATCTCCGCTAGGCCCAGTTAAGAACCTAACAGTATTGAACAAGCCAGTAGCATTGGACTCATTTGCTCTAGCGTCAGACACAAAGTCATCAAAAATTTGTTCAAAACTTACTACATACTTGCCTTCGGTTGTTTGCAGTAAAACTCTAGTACTGTCGCTTGTGCCGTTTTGTGCGCTTAAAAGTATGTCAGTTAAGCCGTCATCATTGATATCTCTCAGCTGGGAATTGTAATCTCCGTTGACAGCATTATCCCAACCTACTCGCACATCATCAGTCACGTCAACAAAGTTGCCGCCACCGTTGTTTTGTAAAAATTGCACCTCGGTTCTGTTCACACCATCGTTTGGATTTGTGCTAACACTAACAACCACAACATCAAGTGAACCGTCGTTGTTAAAGTCAAACGGCAATGCTCTAATATCATGACTACGTTCTACGCCTGCGGCGAACAAAGAATCAAAGTCACTGGATTCGAATATAGGGTCGGGTAGTTTTGCTAGTTCAGTAAATGTTCCAGTGTTGGCGCCAGTCTGTGTAAAACTAAACAGTCTAGTATCTTCGATATCTCTAGTAGCTGAATCTGGCAAAGTAGTATCGTGCGAACTGTCTACAAATACAAACGTTGTTGTCCCATCACCTAGAAAATCTCCTGCGGCTAATCCACTCATACCAAAGTGATCTGTGGTAATCTGTGTTAGTGTACCAGACACGTCGCCTAACATCACAACTGGGTTGCCGTAACCTCCCAGTATCACATCGTCTAATCCGTCACCGTTTATATCGTGTACCTCAACATCATGCGTCCACAAATTTGTAGCATAATCGTCCCTACCAAAACTACTGGTACCACTGTTGGTAAACACAACTGTATCTCCAAGAAAATTCATATCAGTCGAATGCCCAACAACCATGTCAATGTTGTTATCACCGTTGAAGTCACCAAATGCAACTCCTGGCTCGGCACCTATTATTTGATTTTCTGTTCCTGTGAACCAACTGCTGGTTTGGTTTTCAAGTTGGTCGCTACCATTCCAACCAAATACACTAATCTGACTGTTTTGCCAGGCGGCATTTTTAGCGGCTTGATCGGGTGCTGTAGTAAGTTCTGTTGCACTCTGGCTCATACGACCTGCAATAACAATTTCCTCTTTGTTGTCATTGTTTAGGTCTTGTACGAAAATGTCTTGTACAGGAGCAGTTGTGCTACCGCTAACAAATAGATTATAACTGCCTGCTTTGACTGGCGCAACAAAATTGGTGTTGCTGGAAGCCGACGGTGTTGGGCTGGATATTATGGGTCTAACATTTGGGCCGCCCGGACCGCCACCTCCACCGCAGGCTACAACACATAAAGACAATGCACAAACAAAAAAGTACTTCATAATCACACCATAAGTGTTGAAGAGAAGTACTTATTATATACTCAGTTAATGAAAAAGTCAATCGCCCCAATACCAAACATACTGGTCCATAAAATCATAATCATCTTGCATGTACGCAAGTACTTGTTTGTACAGGGTAAGATCGTTACGCAATATACTGTTTATTTTGGATACAATTCTACCTTTGTAACTTGATTTGGCTGTTGAGTTTTTGGGTGGTGCGGTATTTACAGTATTTGTTATACCTTGTGAGTCTAGGAACTCATGTACCTTTGTCCCTAAGTGTGCGTTCATCTTAAAAAACACACACTTGTCTAGTGGTACATTTTGCAAGAAGAACAGTTGGCTTTCTGTGTGGTCATCAAATGATACACGGTCACAAATAAACCGTTGCGCATGCGGGAAATCTAAAAATTCAAATACAGTTTCGTCATTCGGAAAGTACAGTTCGAAGTATTCAGCAATTCCGCTTAACCATCGATCGTATGGGTCACGCATAACAACCATAATATGGTCAACTTGAGTGTAGTAAAGCGGATCAGCTACACGTTGATTCATGTTATCAAAACATCGCTTTTCCCAATTCAGAGCATCTTTTAAGAAACTACTAGCACATTTTGGTATGTTAATATAAGCGACACGACCTTGTGTATAACACTGTCCTACAGTGTGTCCTTTATAAGACCAATAAGTTTCCCAACTTGGGGCAATCTTACCTGTTAGTATTCTATTAAAATCTTGGTCCGTGCTTAATTTAATTTGAGAAAGGTTATACGTCACCTAGGACTATACTCTTGTTGCAGTTTAATATTATCCATGAACTCTTTCTTTGTACCTGCATCATCTTTGAATGCACCTTTTAGTACAGTTGTTTGTGTAAGACTGCTGTGTGCTCTTACACCTCTGTTTTCAACACAACCATGTGTTGCTTGTACATATACACCCAAGTGTTCCGCACCTGTTGCTTTTTGTATTTCACGAGCAATGTCATTTGCAAGTTCTTCTTGTAGTGTACCGCGACTTGCACACCACTGTGCGATACGAGTGTACTTGCTTAGGCCAATAAGTTTGTCCGCGGCAATAATACCAATGTACGCCACACCCCTAACAATTTGGTGATGATGCGAACACATGCTTGTAAGTTCACTACGCACAACCAACATGCCTTCATAACGATCATCTGAATCGTTTGGAAATGCTGTTGCCGCTGGCATTGGGTCATAACGTCCTGCCATAAGTTCATGCACATACATCTTAGCCAATCGTTTCGCTGTGCCTTTGCTGTTTGGATCATTAGTAGTATCAATTACCAAACTGCCCAATACACCTTCAAACTTACCAGACAACTCATCTACCAACTGATCCAGTTCACCTTCTTGGATGTGTTCACTGATGTTGTCACCAGCCCAATAACGTTTGCCTGCTTGTTCGAGTCTGTCTTTAATAGTTTTGCTAATCATGTATGCTAATTCCTCTTAGGTCTGGATAATGATGATATTTAGGTTGTTGATCCAGTGTTGCTAATTTTTCTAAACCCAGTTCTGCATCTTCTAT